TTGCAGCAGCTACTGGCATGAAAGAGCGTCACCCGTACTACATTGACGAAGCGTTCTGCGTTCCGAAAGGGGAAAAGAAATGAGTGTGTGGCAATGCCGGGAAGTCGTGAAGTGGTACGACTTTGTGACGACGGGTGATCCAAAGTACCCGCCCGGTTGGAACTATGGTGATGGTACAACCGAACGTATGCCCGAGTATGTGAAAGAAATTCTCATCAAGGAAGGAGTTCTTAAATGAAACCCCACAAACACGCAGAAGTAATCAAAGCTTGGGCAGACGGTGCTGAGATTGAATGCCGAAGAAATAAACATCTGGCATGGGTATCCGCACCGTCGCACCCAGCGTGGCTTCTGGACGTGGAATACCGTGTCAAGCCTCTCCGTGAGTTCCCCAAGACCAGTCTGAGTGAAGAAGACTTTAAACGTCTACTCAACATAAACCGGGGTATCATGTCCCCAGCGATGGAGAAGATCATCGCCGACGAAGCCATCAAGCAGTACATCCTTGACCAAGAAGCGGTGGAGGCAGGTAAATGACACCATACATGGTCGTGGAGTGGTGTTTTGCCGGGATGATGGTCTTGTTGATACTTGCTATGTTTTGTGCCCTTGTAGGGCTGGTAGTTTACAGCATCAAAGACTTCTTCAAGAAATAGTTCTTGACACGTAGTAACTGACATGCTATAATATTACTTATATATACTAATACTATATATAATAAATAATATATAAATATATAAGGAGGGTGTTAAAGATTCTTCCTGAACTTTCAATTTTAAAACTAGGGTGTAACTACAAACACTGGCAAGAGCTAACACAGAAGTTGAGTGTTAGCGATATGCCCAAGGAACTTCAAGGTATCTATCGGTGTCTAAACCAGTACCACGAGGACAACAATAGTGCTCAAGATTTGTCTGTTTCTGATCTTAGTAATCTGTATTTCGCAAGTAATCCCCGTGATCGAGACTTTGCTATTAAGGTCTTCGAGCAGCTTCAATCATCCGATGATCCGTCTAGCCACACAGTTGGCAAACTATGCAAGTCAATTGTACATTCTCGCCTCCTCCGTGAAATCTCGTTGGATGCGTACGACGTTGCAGAAGGGCGTGGAGACATTGCTAAACTGCTCGGTAAGTTTGGTGAACTACAGGGAACGTCAGATGACGAAGGAACAAATGACGACGATCCTGAATTCGTAAACACCAATCTAGAAGAACTTGTCCATGAGGCGGTTAAAAAACCGGGTCTGCGCTGGCGTCTGCAAACTCTTAATCACATGTTTGGCAGCTTGCGAAAGGGTGACTTTGGATTCGTGTTCGCGAGGCCCGAAACGGGTAAAACGACTTTCCTTGCTTCGGAAGTTACATACATGGCGGAGCAACTTGGAGACGAAGATGGACCTATCCTCTGGATAAATAACGAAGAGCAGGGTAGTAAGGTGATGCTTAGGAACGCACAAGCGTCTCTTGGTATTACCTTGACTAATCTCTTCCGGGATGTTAAGAAGGCCAACGCGAACTTCAAGGAACGAACTCGCGGAAAGCTGTTGATGGTTGATGATGCTGGTATCACCAAGAAAAAAGTCGAGGGGCTGTGTGTTAAATACAAACCACGACTTATCGTGCTGGACCAGATTGATAAAATCAAAGGGTTTGAAAATGATCGTGAGGACTTACGTCTTGGTGCGATTTATCAGTGGGCGCGAGAACTCGCCAAACTATATGGCTCAGTTATTGCTGTCTGTCAAGCCGATGGTACTGGTGAAAACCAGAAGTGGCTTACTATGGCTCACGTTGCCAACGCAAAGACGGCAAAGCAAGCCGAAGCTGATTTTATCTTAGGCATTGGTAAAATCAACGAGCCCGGCTATGACATGATCCGATACCTGCATGCATCCAAGAACAAACTCATGGGTGATGAGGACTCTGATCCGTCGATGCGCCACGGTCGTATGGAAGTTCTGATTGAACCTGACGTAGCACGATACAAAGACTTAATGTGAGGAATTAGATGATTAAACTAGTTAATGCTGCTATCGGTGGTAGTCTGATTACGTGGGCTATTATTGATATCAGCTTGGGTAATCCGTGGTTTGTAGTAATTGATCTTCTTCTCTCAGCGTTGAATTTTTACGTTGCTTTTAAGCGGGACTGATGCCTAAACATCGTTCGACTTGTTTCACTGTAGTTCGCGAGAAGAGTTTTACCATTGATAATGGATTTGGTGAGAGTGTCTTTTGGGAGTTTGACGGATTGGTAGGCACTTACGTCACAGCAGCACGAGCAGATGAGATAGCATCTGGGACTATCCAGCACTACATCGACGCAGGTATGGATGAGTGCTCTCCCGAATATCGTTGCACCGTTAAACCTTCAACTTGGTACGATGAATGACACCTAGCGAAATTCAAGCATTCCTACGAGAGAACCTATCTTTGAATGTCAAGACTCAAAGTAGTTATCAGTATGGAGGAGGTTATAAAAATGACAGAGTTGTGGAATTGGTACTTGCTGGTGAAGTGATTTCAGAAATTACACTCGAATCGGAGGTTGGTGAGTGATTATGGACCCCAAGAACATCGGCGGTAAACCAGCTAATACCATTTTTGGTGGCATTCTTGATCGTTGGGAAACACGGGTTAGTGGTAAGGGAAGTCCAAAGGAATCTATCTGGAATTATGTTCTTGTAGGATACCTTTGGAGGTTCAAAGGGTATGATGAATGGCATTTTACCACAACTAATCCATCCCATATTGGAGGTATGATGGAGTATAAAGAGGTATATGAGCGGAAGTAACCTTACCGAACGTGAGCTCGATAACATCCTAGCTTCCTATGCCCAATATGGTGCTGAGCATTTAGGTGACTACATCCGAAGCATCTGGAAAGAGGCGTGGGAAGAGGCATATGATGAGGGCTACAAAAAGGGCGTGGTAGAAGGATACAACTCTGGAAGGATGCAGAAGCGATGATCCAACGATATAAGGCTAGAAAGATCGAGCCCTCTTCTCAACTTGTGTTGATGGAAAAGGAAGTCTCCGGACAGTGGGTGAAGTATGGGGATCACCAGAAAGCCGTGCAGGAAGCCTACGAGAAGGGTAAGGCCGAAGAACGTACCAGAGCATTGACCGAGAAGTGGGGGAAAGAGAAATATTAAACTACTAGCCCTTGACGTTGAAACAACGATCAGCAACAAGGGTAATCCCTATGACGAGACCAACAAACTCGTCTGCATAAGCTGGTGCTATAACGGAAAGGGGGGTGCCGCCCGGTACTCCCCCGCTCTCATCGAGTCCCTCCAAAAGCTCGTTGACGAAGCAGACCTCATCATCGGCTTCAACTTTAAGTTCGACTACCACTGGCTCACCAAGGTAGGACTCCGACTAGACCACAAGCGTCTGTGGGACTGCCAAGCCTGTGAGTTCGTGTTGGAACATCAACGCAATCCCTATCCGTCCCTCGAAGCCGCAGCAGTCAAATATGGCCTCGGCCACAAGATCGACGTGATTAAGTCCCAATATTGGAATAAGAAGATTGACACGGATCAAATTCCGTGGGATGTTCTCAAGACATACGCCATTCAGGATGCCATACTGACCTATCGCCTGTACGAGACCCAGCAACAATATGTGACACCAAAGCAGCGAGTGCTCTTGGGTCTGATGTTCGCTGATCTACACGTACTTGCACTGATGGAGAAGAACGGTATCAAGTTTGATGAAACACTGTGCGAGTCTCGTGCAGCAGAGCTGGATAAGTCGGCGCTTGCGCTTCGGGAATCACTGGATTCATTTTATCCCGAAATCCCTATCAATTGGGGAAGTCCAGATCAGCTATCCGCCTTTCTATATGGCGGTGTCATCAAGCAAACTGTCAAGGTCCATGACGGATTCTTCAAGAGTGGTGCGAGAAAGGGGGAACCCCGCTATCGTAACCAAGAAGTCCCTCATCAGTTACCGAGACTATATCAACCCCTGCGAGGCACAGAACTCGCGAAAGAGGGTATGTTCAGCACCAACGAAGACACCCTGCTCAAGCTCAAGGGCAAGAGGGGGCCGCTCAAAGCGTTGTTGGAGCTATCCAAGCTGGACAAACTGAATGGTACGTATTACAAGGGATTACCCAAACTAAACGCTGAAATGCACTGGAAGCCGGGTTATCTACACGGTAACTTCAACCAATGTGTAGCAGCTACCGGACGTTTATCGTCCACCAAACCAAACTTGCAGAATTTTGCTTCGGAGTTACAAGATGTCTTCATCACAAGATTTTGAGCGATCAGTGGCAAAAGAGAATCCTAACTTCAATTGTCGTAAGTGTAATAGTGGTGATCTGTGGTACAGAATCACTGAAACCTTTGATGGGGCATATGATATTCACCACTACCATTGCCATCAATGTGGACATCGTTGGTCCGTAACACTTGAATATGATTAATGTTAATTCAGTGTGATGCTAGTCAACTCGAATGGCGCACGATCCTTGAACTGAGTCAGGATGAAGTGGGTATTCAGGAAGTTGAAGAAGGGCAGGATACCCACTCCCTGAACGAGAAAGCCTTTGAACTTCCAAGCCGCCTGATTGCGAAGATTTACCTATTCCGTACCATCTTCCGAGGAAGTGGGTGGAGCTTTGCTAATGATCCGCAATTCATGCACGTTTCCAAAGACCCGAAATTTTGGGATGAGATTGGCGAGAAGTTCTTCAAGAAATATGCGGGAATTAATCGGTGTCATCACAAGTGGGCTGAGATTGTCATGTCTGGTAAGCCCATCGAGGGACCACTAGGACGCTCATGGTCGATCAACAACCGTGACAAACAGGGTAATGTCTTTGTACCTTGGACAACCCTCACCAATTACCCCGTACAGGGCACAGGTGCCGACGTAATGATGATCGCAAGGGTCTCATTAGCCCGAAGGCTCAAGACGCTTGGATGGCCTGTCCTGCTCGTTTCTACGGTTCACGATTCTATTGTAATTGATGCACCCGATGAGTATTTAGAGCGTGTTTCAAACCTGATGTACCAAGTCTTCGATGATCTGCCTGCTAACATCAAGAAATTATTCGGCTACGATTGGTGTGTCCGGATGGATTGCGAAGTTAAGTATGGCAAGGATATGAAAAATATGTCGAAGTTCAAAAGAACAGACAAATGAGAGCAAAGTATAGACTAAATTGGCCTATTAAATCAAAACTAGAGGAACGATCTGTTCCAATACCAGAGACAGGTTGTTGGGAATGGATTGCAGGAAAGGATAGAGCAGGTTATGGAAGAATTTGGGCAAAGAAGAACAGAACTGCTCATACGGTTTCATATGAAACCTATGTTGGGGTTATTCCAGAAGGTATGCATGTACTTCACAACTGTGATAACCCAGCCTGTATTAATCCAGACCACCTCTGGCTAGGCACACATGATGACAACATGGCCGACAAAGCCAAGAAGAAGCGCTACCCAAAGAAAGGCCCAGATGGGCGATTTATGGAGAAATTCAAGAGGACTGATAAGTGAACTCTGTTTGGGTATTGACGGAAGAATATAACCAATACGATCAGTATGGTGAATACTTTCGTGCTGTGTTCGCAAATAAACCTACTGCTGAGCAATTAAAGCAATACCTCCACCCGAATGAATATGACTGGATCACCCATATTCTAGATGGTGGAGGTCGAACAGAAGATAATGAAAATAATTGGTATCATCTTCGTGAAATAAAATGTTGACACACCTGTATTTTCGTGATATAATATAAGTATAAGCTGTAAAAATTAAACACTCCTAAGAAGGAAAATATCATACAAATTCAAATTCTGAATGTTATCCCTACGCAAGTCCCCTCCCCAAAGAAACCCGGCACCACCTACTCGCAATTAGAAGTTGCATACAAGAACCTGACCTTCCAAGGCAAGGTTGAAGGTCGCAAACTCGTAGGTTTCGGTCCCGGTAAAGCTGCATTCGATGTGCTGAGTAAAGCCAGTGCTGGTGAAACTTACGAAATTACCGTCGTAAAAGAGGGCCAGTATAACAACTGGACCAACGCTGTAAAGTCCGACGGTGCTGCCTCTTCGGTCCGTTCCGCCTCTACCAGCGGTGTCACTCCCACTACTAGTCCCAAATCCACTTACGAAACCCCGGAAGAGCGTGCCAAAAAGCAAGTATATATCGTGCGTCAAAGTAGCCTTAGTACTGCTGTTGACCTTCTATCTGTTGGTAGTAAGTCCCGTCCAGACGTCAAGGAAGTTATCGACGTTGCTTCCCAACTGGAAGCTTATGTCTTCGGTAACAACGAAGTGAAGGTTGGTGCGGATGCATATGTCCCTGCTCAACCGTCGGACCTTGACGATGACATCCCGTTCTAATGGGTGATTGCCCTTTGTGCGGGGCACCCGATTGTGGATATGATGAGGGTGAAGATGAGGAATCCTACTTTGACGAAGAGGGATATGATGACTAACTACGAAAAGCGATTGATTAATTTCCTGAAGGCAAATCCCAATATTAGGATGACGCCACAGCAGATTGCTGGTGTCTGGAAGCGTAGTAAAGATGATGTGCGTGTTGCTGCTAATATCTTGCTCAACAAGCGTAAGATTCGTGAAACTCCTCTTGGGGCATTAAGCCTAATCGTTGATTGCCCTAATTGATGGCGACATTGTAGCTTACCGCTCCGCGTCTTCTTGTGCCCCTACCAAGGCCAAGCCGGAGCGGGAGGCTCTTGAGTTTGCCATTGCCAGAGCCGATGAATGCATGCACCGTATCCTGCACGCCACGAATGCGCGTGAGTACAAGCTGTTCATCGGTGGTGGCGAAAACTTCAGACATCAGATTGACCCATCCTACAAAGCCAATCGTCCTGCCGAAAAAGATATCTGGCTTGAACCTGTCCGGGAACTTCTAGTCACAAAATGGAAAGCTCATATAGCTGACGGTATCGAAACTGACGATCACCTTGGTATTGAGCACTCAGCAGATAATGGCCAAGAAACTGTTATCTGTAGCATTGACAAAGACCTCTTGCAAATCCCCGGTAAGCACTACAACTTCGTCAAGGACGAATGGATGTATGTGACTCCACTGGAAGGATGGGCAAACTTCTACACTCAACTTATTATGGGAGATCGCAGTGACAATATTCAAGGTTTTGATGGCAAAATGCGCATCACTGTTCCTAAATTTCTGCAACCATATGTATCTGCTATTCATGAATCTTGTAGCACTCCTTGGGACATGTATCAGGTCGTTTCGGGAATTTATGAACTTGGTGAAGAGTCGATGCTTCGGAACGCCAAACTCCTGTACATCCTGCGACACGAACAAGACGAATTCAACTGGCCAGTAAATGACCCACAATCTGTGGTGTGATTGTGCCCAATGTGAAAAACAATGGGCTGAGCAGGAGAAGTTCGATCATGAGGGTGCTGTAGAAACTTACGAGCTTGAGCAGGAAAAAGAATTGGATCAACTTTATGAAAAGGATGGATGGTGAAGTTTCCTTTTAATGCCCATACACGGGCTGGCAGCGTAGTAACAATCACCGGGTATTACAAAGGTTACGACCGGCCTTGGGTTGGTATTATTGACCTTGATCTAGTAGATGCCCATATTAATTATCCAGCAACTTGGATGGAGGGTGGACACTATATCTCGAACGAAATCGAAAGAGCCTTCGACCTCATCGATCTACCGCAGTAAACTAGAAGGGAAAGTGGCGGCTTTACTGCCACGGGTGGAGTATGAAGTGGAAAAACTTGCGTATGTTGTACCCGCAAGTCATCATAAGTACACCGTGGACTTTAAAATTGGTCCCAAGAGCTACATTGAAGTAAAAGGCTATCTCAAAGCAAGTGAGCGTAAGAAATATGTGCTGGTTCGAGATCAGAATCCAGACATCAAGCTACGCTTCTTTTTTGATAAAGCAGATAATCGTATCTACAAAGGTTCACCTACCACGTACGGTGATTGGGCAACAGCAAACGGATTCGATTGGACTGACTTAAAACGTGGATTGCCACCTGAGTGGCTGGAGAATAATAATGAAAATTAATCATAGCGTCGAGCTTGAAGATGGCTCGTACACGTATCAAGGTAATCTTACTGGCAAGGAGCTGGATTTTCTGGTAGAGTATGCAATTAATAATCTACTGATGCAAGGTGCTCTGCCATTCTTGCATGAGGGTAGTGAGACGACTGGTGAGCTGGTAATGCCAGAGACTAATAGGGAGCAATAATATAAAGCACTTGTACATTCCCGACTGTCAAGTAAAACCGGGACATGATTTTACCTACCTTAACCGTATAGGTAGGTACATCGTTGACAAAAAGCCAGATAAGATTATTTGCGGGGGGGACTTTGCTGACATGCCTAGCCTCTCGTCTTACGACGTAGGCAAGAAGTCTTTCGAAGGTCGCCGGTATCGAGCAGATATCGAAGCATCACACTCGGCTATGGGGGCTCTGCTCGCTCCGCTCTGGGAGTATAACAAACGAGCAGCACGTAATCACAAAGAGCGTTACAATCCTGAATTGATCCTAACTCTAGGAAACCATGAAAATCGGATCAACCGAGTGGTCAACGATGACCCTAAACTCGATGGAACAATCAGCATTGATGATCTCCAATACGAGTCCTATGGGTTTAAGGTGTACCCTTTCCTTGATGTGGTGGTTGTGGATGGTATTGCTTACTCCCATTATTTTACTACCGGCATTATGGGTCGTCCATGTACGACCGCATCTGCGCAGCTTAGTAAAAAGCACATGTCGTGTGTGGCAGGCCACCAGCAAGGTCTTCAAATCGCTACGGCCTACAAAGCAGACGGAACCCAACTGACCAGCATCATCGCCGGTAGCTGCTACGAACATGACGAGGATTATATGTCCAGTCAAGGTAACAAACACTGGCGAGGCATTCTCATGCTCCATGATGTAGAGGATGGAGCCTTTGACCTGATGCCGGTTTCCCTTAAATATCTCAACAAGAAATATGGCTAATAACGAACCAACTGGACTTCGATACAACGAAGGTAAGAATCCGTTAGAACTGCTCGATCCCCTCGCACTAGAGGGGCTTGCACGAGTTCTAGAGTTCGGGGCGACTAAGTACGCCCCTCACAACTGGCGGAGCGGTTTTAAGTACAGTTCCATTATCGGCTGTCTGATGCGTCACCTGTTCGCTATTCTGAAAGGTGAACTTATCGACAAGGAAAGTGGACTACCCCATATTGACCACGTTGGGTGTAACTGGATGTTTTTGTCGTATATGATGAAGGCCCGTCCTGATCTGGACGATCTCTGGAAACCTAAAGATGGCACAATCTAAAGCACGTAGCTGGAAAGAAGCATGGACTAACATTGCAATTGGGTACTCTATCAACTTTGTAGCCAATCTGCTGGTCTTCCCTCTGTTTGGGTATAATGTGACCGTGCATGATAACCTCATTATCGGGGTTATCTATACGTTTATCAGCTTGGCCCGACAGTATGTGATCCGACGCTGGTTCAATAAAGGTGACGATGAAAACAAGTGATATTGAGGTAACTCTTATCGACAGCATGGGCAGCGACATTAGCGTGGTTAATGCTGCTCGTGTGAGTTTTGATAAGACTAGCGAGTTGGAGTATGATGCTGAGGGTGTGGCCTATCTAAAAGAGGCTGACTACAAGCTTATCAACTACCTCGCCAAGCACAAGCACACCAGCCCGTTTAATCATGCTTTCATGACGTTCCGTGTCAAGGCACCGATCTTTGTGGCTCGCCAATTGGTTAAGCACAAGTTCATGCCGTGGAATGAAGTGAGCCGTCGGTATGTAGATAGTGAGCCTGAGTTCTATATGCCTGATCTTCGTGCAAGGGCTGAGAACGTTAAGCAGGGAAGTGCAGATCATGGATTAGGGGATCAAGAGGATAATGGCAAGATGATTCTCTTTATGGCAACGGAGGCTGGGTATACGTTCTACAAAGACCTTCTGAGCCTTGGTACTTGTCCTGAACAAGCACGAATGGTGCTGCCTCAGAACACCATGACTGAGTGGATTTGGAGTGGCACACTGGGAGCATTCGCTGATATGCTCAAGCTTCGCCTTGATCCACATGCTCAGTATGAAAGCCGAATTGTAGCAGAAAAAATCAAAGCCGAGGTTGAGAAGCTGTTTCCAGTTTCCAGCAAAGCGTTGTTAAACGCTGACCAAGGCACTATTGGAGACTGAATGACTTTTAACGAATATCAAGATTGGGCGAAAGCCTTTGCTTTCTATCCGTATGCCGGTACTAGTCGTCCGGAAGAAGTAACATATGTTGCTCTTGGCCTTACAGGTGAGGCAGGGGAATTTGCAGAGAAGGTCAAGAAGTATATTCGTGATGACGATTGGGATGCACCTCTTGCCGCAAGAGAGCTTGGTGATGTATTATGGTATGTAGCCCGAGCAGCAGAGGCTCTTGGATACACTTTGGATGATATCGCTGATATGAACATCAAAAAGTTGCAAGATCGACAGGCACGTAATGTGCTTAGTGGTAGTGGTGATGAACGATAATATCACCATTCGTGAGCTACAGGAAAGGGCCGCCGAGCGGCTCGATCCTGATGAGCTTGTGGAATTGTTGGACATTAGCAGTGAAGAATTGGTAGAAGCATTTCCGGATAAGATTGAGGAACACTATGAGCAACTCGTACAAGAACTTTTCGACGAATTTGGAGAAGATCAAGAAACGTAAAGACCGTCGGGAACATGCCGACTGGAAACTCCGAGTGGAGAAGCAGGAACGAGAAGAGTGGGAGAAGCAGCGTCAGATGCGTGAGTATCTGCGTGACAAAGGTGAAGAGGAGTAATATTTGGAAGTTAATCGCTTTAAGTCGAGCTTCGCTCGCAACACGTTTTTTAATAAATATGCCCAAGGCGCAAATGACACATGGGACGCCCTATGTGATCGTCTTGTTGATGATGTATGCGGTACTCGCGGTGGTACTCTTAACCCACTTATGGGAGAGGATGAGCGTCGCCAACTAGCACAGTTCATGAAGGAGATGAAATTCTTGGCTGGTGGACGCTACCTTTATTATGCAGGACGTGAATTCAAAGCCTACAACAACTGCTACCTGCTGCGTGCAGAAGAGGACACTCGTGAGGAGTGGGCTAATGTGGTTTGGCGAGCTATGTCTTGCCTTACTACTGGCGGTGGTATTGGTATCGACTATTCTATTCTACGGCCTAAAGGCCGGGTGCTTCGACGCACCGGAGGAAAAGCCTCTGGACCGATCCCTCTTATGCAAGCCGTCAACGAAGTCGGGCGTAATGTTATGCAGGGAGGTTCTCGTCGTTCCGCAATCTACGCATCCCTGAACTGGCAGCACGAGGATATTCCGGACTTCCTTAAGTCGAAGGACTGGTCGAATATGCCGATTGGTAACAGTGGCCTAACGGTTGCTGATGCGAAAATGGCAGACTTCAATTATCCGGCACCTCTGGACATGACCAACATCAGTGTCAACTATGACGATGCTTGGCTCAATCTTGAGAACCGTCACCTGAATCCTATCTTCCTTGAGAATTGCCGACAGGCGATGAAGACGGGTGAGCCGGGCTTCTCATTTAATTTTGGAGATAAGCAGAATGAAACGCTTCGCAATGCTTGCACTGAGGTTACTAGTGCTGACGATAGTGACGTTTGTAATCTTGGTAGCATTAACATGGGAAATATCGACGACATTGACGAGTTCGCTGATGTGGTTCGACTTGCTAGTAAGTTTCTTGTATGCGGTACTCTTCGAGCTGACCTCCCCTACGACAAAGTAAAGAAAGTACGAGAGAAGAACCGCCGCCTTGGCCTCGGTCTCATGGGTATTCATGAATGGCTGCTCAAACGAAAATCACCATATGAGGTAACTCCTGAACTACACAAATGGCTTGAAATCTACCGAGACGTATCTAAATCATCCGCTGATGAGCATTGTGAGAGACTTTATATCTCTAAACCTGCGGGTTATCGCGCCATTGCCCCCACAGGAACGATTGGAATCCTTGCAGGCACTACGACTGGCATTGAACCTCTCTTTGCAGTTGCTTACAAACGACGATACCTTACAGATGGAACCGTCTGGAAATACGAGTACGTCGTCGATTCTACTGCCGACCGACTCATCAAAGAGTATGGGCTAAACCCTGATGACATCGACACAGCCTACAAACTCAGCCATGACTTCGAACGACGAATCAAGTTCCAAGCGGACATTCAAGATTACGTTGATATGTCAATTTCGAGCACCATCAACTTGCCACAATGGGGTAGCGAAGGCAACAGCGAGGGAGATGTTGGACGATTTGCAAGAATCCTTAGCGAGTATGCTCCCCGACTCCGAGGCTTTACGTGTTACCCAGATGGGAGTCGAGGAGGTCAACCCCTAACCGAAGTATCCTACAGCGAGGCAATTGCAAACGTGGGTACTATCTTCGTCGAGAACGACATCTGTGATATCAGTGGAAAAGGTGGGACATGTGGTTCGTAATATTTTTAATTGTCTGCGCTGGTCTGATTATCATGTGGTTGAGTAATCCACGGTGATCCTCTTTCTGACTGATACCTTGACCCTTGGATTCCAGACCATCTTCGGTGCTAATGTAGGCTTTGAGATCATTACTAAAGCTGACTTTGCCAAGACTGGTCTACCTATGAAGTGGTCATTCCTAGTTAATCTGTTTGCTGTACGATTTACTCTGACTCGGTATCTGGAAGAAGAATAAATAAAAAGGGGAGCCAATTGGCTCCCCGTTCTTTTAACGATGTAGAAACAGATCAGCTTCAGCGGCCC